GTCGAGTCCGGGTCCGGTAGCTCGTCGTCTATCGAGGCTAGCGCGTTCGTCCCGAGCGCTACGCACAATGACGTAGCGAGAGCCTGAGTATCGTCTAGCGTTCCATCGTCCAATAGGGACCAGTCCAGCGTTACCGAATACTTGGGAAAGTAAAGGTTCTGGACTAGCCGGATATCAGGACAATTACTCGGAGAGGTCATCCGAGGAACCCAAGAACATTCTTACAAGGACCCTTAGTCGTAACAACTTTAGCAAACTGACCCTTTCCCTTAAGCGCACCGGTGTAGACGTTCTTATCCGAATTAATCTCGTGATATCCTTTACCATCGTCTAGATACTGGCGAACATTAGTACCACTATGAGCCGTCTCGTCCTGAGTCATGTGCATAAAGCGCTTCGAACTTTGATTTTTATCCTTGAGCGACTTCTGCCCCATGCGGTTGCCGCCAAAGGTACCAGACGCATTAGTGCCTTGCGTGGCGCTACCGGTACCGCCAGGATCATATAATGTCGGCACTCCAGGAATTGGCACAAACAGCGGCTGCATTAAGTCACGAATTATGCCAAGACGTACCGCCGCCAATGCTGCCTTATAAGCACGACCTCCAGCTTGCTGAGCCTTTTGTTGATTCTGATAACTTTGGCTGGTTGTATCCTTTTCAGTCTGCTCATCAAGCAACGCCATACGCACAGTCTGATCCATTGGCACGTGATGAAATAATCCTTCCGTTGCCATCTGGATTTGTTGCTTACGACCTTGCGTCGAGAACATCCCATTGTCGCCAGGATCAAGTCCAGTAAGACGGTGTCGCCTATCGTCCATATTGCCTCCAACTGGAAAACCGCGATTACCACCAATAAAACTCTGTACGACCTCGGCACATTGCTGGATGTTACCCAGCAAATCCTTAACCGCAGGCATACAATGCGACGTAAAACCATAATTTTGTGCCGCTTCAATTCCTTTACGACTTTCTCCTTTCAGAAAGTTACCCGCCATGCTCTGCATAAGCGTCGTATCGTCTATCGTATCGACTGAGGAGCGCGCGCCTCCGCCTACGTAGGAACGAAAGACGGAACCGATTGGAGAAGTTTTCTGCATTGTTACTTTCCTCAGGGTGGTGGGATTGGGGTTTCTGGGAGGTTTTTCGCTTGCGCTTGCATTTGCTGAATATCTGATACTGTTTGTTCCGGAGGAAGACTAGTAACCCCTCTTTGAAAGACGCTAGGCTGCGTTGCCTCCGGAGGAGGAATAGGCGTAGTCGGAACGTTCGTCGTCGCGGGAGGAACTCCGGTCGCTGGCGTAGCGTCCGCTGCTGGCGCACTTACGTCTATTGCTAAATCGTTAAGCTGATACGGCGGAACGCATTCCAGTACGGTCTCCGTACCGTTCTCGTCATCCTGAGTCCAGGTACAAGTCTTCACTTTCAATACCTGATTAAGCGGTGCCATCGGCGAAACCACTCTAACATCTTGTCCCGCGTGCCACAAATCTCCCAACGGACTAAACCAGCCTTGCACCGTAATGTTAGCTGTAATCATTGTTCCCTTAGTCCAATTCGCTTCGAAATCGGCACGCTTTTGTAAATCGGGAGTTTCTGTAGGGTCTTCTAACGGAATAACGATACGACAAGATACGCACCCTCCTCCGCTCGCATGAGCGTGCTGTTCGTTCGCGGCGGGACCGTTCTCGGAATCAGTCCCCGGCTTCGACGCCAACACGTCGATATCCATCCAAGTATCCTCTATCGAAAAAACAACCTGCATCTTCTTAATGTTAATGCCTTCTTGTAACGTAGCAATCGCCGGAGTACCGTGTTGAAAAATAAGTACCGCGTCTCCATTTGGATAGTTACTGAGAACCGCCTTTTTAATTTTTGCTTTACGGTCTAAGTATTCCCAAATGTTTTCTCCTACCTGAGCCTGAGCAGTTGTAAACGGACTATTGTCTACGCTTCCAATGGTTTGTACCCCTATGCCATATTGGCGAAGAAGCTTATTCGCCATATCCACTATGCCAAGGTTATCCATATTTGATTCTTCGGCGCGAATACTCGATTTGAAACCGAAGAAGCTAGCCGACTTCCCCAGGATCATAATTTGGTGACGATCAGCGTCGTAAGCTACCTGGCGCTGAATAACATAACCACTCATTGCCGGCTGACCGCCTAAGCTTAAGAAGCATTTATTACAAGGCGTAACAATAATATCCCTCCAGCTATCTGCGAGCGGCGGGACCTCTACCGAGGTGAAGCGGAAATACGAGAAAGCTTCCGCCCAACGTTCCTGCGCCCAAACGCTTTCCCATTGCACGAAGTTCTGCCCGTTAACGGTCAGCTGCGCTATCTCATCCGGATTAAAATAGGTCTGAAGCATGTTCCTAAGCCGAGAGCGCTACACCAGATAGCGGGCAAAATGCCGGGTGAATCACTTTGTTTTCTGCACGTATTTCGTCGGCGCGGCTCGCGTCCGCGTAGAGCTTATGGGCGACGACTAGACTAGGAAGGTTCTTAGCGAACTGATAGCCGATTAATCGCGGGAGCGGGCGGGCAGTTGTAACGAGGTGATTAATTAAAGCTGCGTATAAACCGACTACAGCTTGGAAGCCCATCTGATCCATCTCGTCTGCAGCGACCTCTACCGCTTCCTGAAACGGAGGCTGGATAGCTATCTTTAAAGCATCAACATCTTGGCGACTAACGAAAGTCATAGAGGCTATGATTTCGCTTATCGTAGCTAAACACAAATTGATTCCGCTAATCATCATTAGCGATCCACCGACAGTAATCGGGTTCTCTGCGCTAACGACTTGCCACACGTATTGAATTTGCTGAATTGTTGCGCCGTTATCGCGCGCCGTAATGAAAGCATTGTTAAGCGGAACGCCTATCGTATCATTAAACAGTAACGCGTAAGCGTTCGCCCGTACGTCATTAATTGCGGTCCTAGCCTCTACGCCCATCGCGCCTACTGCCGGGACCGATAATAGTAAAGCTACCATCATCCGTTCGACAATCCCCGCCGCTTCTGTCGCATCCGCTTTAATCATCGTCCTATTCTTCTCCTTGATCCGCCACCACCTCCCGTTATCGGACCTATGAATAATTGCGGCGGAGTAAATCCAGGAATTTGTCCTGTAGTAACTTGATTAAGATCGTTCATAACAATATCACGCAGAGCGCTCGATCTATTTATCAGTGTCGTAGACGTATCCTCTAGAGCGAACGGAGCTACTCCGGATTCAACGAACGTCATATCGAAAACGCAATACCCGCCTAGCCGCTCCTCTTCCGTTAACCGGAACCGCTGACACCAAACGTTCATTGGCGGCAGCGTTTGCACCTGAAGCATTCCGGGAAGACCTGCCGCGAGAACGCGGTAGAGCGCATCCCGCGAAGTCCGATAGTCGCGCTGATATAGGTCCGATCCCGATATGTTTACCGGATAGGCGATACAGTAACCGCGTACTGACCAGCTAATCGCCTTGTGCCCCATATCCTCTGTATATGGGTAGTCGCGTTTCGGGAACTCGTGTACGACTAACCGGCGACCTGTCTCTAAGCCGTGAGCTTCGATATGAAACTCCGCGCCACGAAACGAAGCCGGAATAAGCGCATCGCGCCAAGGCGTATTCGGTATTTGAAAGATACTAGCCACTACTGCGCTCCGGTCGGAGCGGGAGAATGCGCAGCGTCTACCATCGAGGATTGTCGGTTCAATTTCGTCGGCCGCAGTAGCGGACCCTTGCGGAACGCCTTCGGACTATCGGGCTCGTGGTGATCGATTGTAATCGTTCCTTGCGTCGTTCCTCCGCCCGGAATGTTCGCGCGGTCTAGCTCCGCTCGCGCCTTAATATCGTCCGCTCCCGCGAGCGAGGCGAGCTTATTCGGACCTCGCTGTCCTTCAGCATATTGATAAATCGATTTACCAACATCGAAAGCAGTATGAGCATATTGAGCTACTTTCGGCGCACCCGAAAGTAAACCAGGACCACTCAATAAACTTTGCGTTACATCTATCGGCAGATTAGCTGTTTCTTGCTTTACGCCCAATAACTCGGAAGCCTGTTTACCTACGGTCGCGTGAAGCGGAGCCGTAACTGCCGTCGATCCTGCACCTAATAGCGCCATTGCTCCCCGGAATAATTGACCGGGAGAATGAGAAACTAATCCGGACGATGTCCTCGCTCCTCCGCTCTCTCCGGCTATCTGAGCAAGACTATCATAGGCCGACTTGTATTCTTTTAGCGTATCACTAACTGCTGAACCTATTCCTGCTCGCGACGGATATTGCGGCATTAAACTCGCGCCGAACGACTCTCCAAAAGAAATTCCGCCCTCGGCCATCATCGCGAGACGAGACGATGGCGCTGGACCGGGAGTATGTAACTCTATCCGAGGCACATCGCGTCGCGCGCTCAGTAGGCGATTAGAGCCCGTTCCCCCGACAGGCAAGTTAGTAACTGCTGCCGCACCACCCTCATGCCATCCTTCTCCAGGTATTGCCGTATTACCCGAAGCGAAAGGAACACTATGAGTTTTTGGATCATACGGACCAGCCGCAACACCGACGTGACCAGAGCGAAAACCCTTAATGCCAGGCAACGTGAGAACGTCGCCGCGTTGTATATCCGCAGTTGCTACTTCCT